CTAATGTCACTGCTGTTAATGGCGGTAAAAAGAATATGGTTATTAATGGTGCTATGCAAGTAGCACAGAGAGGTACAAGTTCTACTTCTGAAAGTTATCAAACAGTTGATAGGTTTAAAACATACAAAGAGTCTTGTGAACAACTTGCAGTAACACAAACACAATCTACAGAATCACCTAATGGGTTTTCAAATTCTTTAGAATTAAATGTTGGAACAGCCGAATCATCTATTGAAGCAAATGATTTATATAATATAGTAACTGTTTTTGAAGGACAAAATATGCAAGGAACAGCATTTGGAACTTCGGATGCAAAAGCTATGATGTTATCTTTTTGGGTTCGTTCTTCAAAAACAGGAACTTATGCTATTAATTTTTACAATAGTGATGCTACTAGAAACTTAACAAATACATATGCAATTAGTAGTGCTAATACTTGGGAATACAAAACAGTAAGTATTCTTCCAGATACTAGTAGTGGTTTTAATAATGATGCTAATAGAAGTTTTGACATCCAATGGATTTTAACTGCTGGTTCTGACTTTACATCATCAAACAGTACATCTGCTTGGAGTGGTGTGTCAAATCCTAGAACTGCATATGGGCATACTGCTACTTGGGGTTCATCTACAAGTGATGATTTTCATTTAACAGGAGTCCAGTTAGAAATAGGCTCAACAGCTACAGACTTTGAATACAGAAGTTATGGTGAGGAACTGGCTTTGTGTCAGAGGTATTATCAAAAAACTAATACAAATACTGTGTTTGCGGCTTTTGTTAATGGTACTAATCAAGTGCAATTTTCACCCGCATTAAATTGTACATTAAGAGCTTCTCCAACAGTAAGTTGGTATGGTGGCTCGGGAGCTTCAAGTGTTGTTAACGGCTCTGGTCACGTCAATTCTGCTGATAGTAATGTTCCTTCAGCAGTTGACTTTAATGATGGAACAAACATCCATATGATTTTTAATGGCTGGGGTTCAAGTTTAACAGATATGAGAATACAAAATTTATATATAGGTAACAAAGCAATTGCTATGGAGAGTGAGTTATGAATATACAAAATCCAAAATATTTAAAAAACGATAAAACTAATGAGAATATAGGTGTTGAAGCTACTATAGATGGCACAAAATGTTCAGTACCTCTTGACACAGCCAACAGACACTACGCAGAAATTCTTAAACAAGTCGCTGATGGTGACATAACAATAGCGGAGGCTGACTAATGGCAATAGTAATTAATGGAAGTGGCACAGTAACAGGACTAGCAGTCGGTGGACTTCCTG